TGATTGACTTGGTTACTATGAAATCAATCTTCCTCTGCTCACAGTCTTTCAGCATTCTCAACAACTCAGTGCGCTTTTCCTTTTTCGTACCTGTAATTCCCTCATCAGCCGCTGTCAAGTAAGGACTAAATTTTTTTGAAAAGTGTTTGCAAATTTTGGGGTCAAGAAGCCGCATCCACAATTTCAATGCGGTTCAGCAGTTCCTCCAGTTCATCACGCAGGGCAAGCTCGATTTCGATGCAGCCGTCTTTATACACCGTCACTCGCTTTACCACATCTCTTGCAACCTCGGTCGTGAGGGTTTCCAACTCGGTGTATTCCTTGTATTTATCAATAAAGGCTCCACCTTGCTCGGATGTATCTTGCGAGGATTTTTCAAGTTGCTCCATTTTCTCAGTAAGCTCCTGCAACTGAGCATGGATGCTTGCTTTGTGGGATAGGTAGCTGTCCTTATCCATATTTCCGTCAATCAGCTTTTCGTATAGGTCTTGCAGAAACTTTTCAAGCTGATTCTTTCGGCTTTGCAAAGTACCAAGCTCACGCCGTGCAGACTTTCGCTCTGCCTGTAAGCGTTCCTTTTGAAGCAATACTAACCGCTCCAAGCTGACCGCATAGGCGGCATAGGTACGAACCAATGTAACGACCATTTCGTGAATGTCAGCCTGCATTATGCCATCAGAGGTGCAATCAAAGTGTGTGCCAAGGTGTTCCGTTCGGCAATGGTACTTTGCATTTTTGGTGTTGGAGAACGACATTGCATGACCACAGATACCGCAGACCACCTTTTTACGAAGCGGATTTCTTTCGGATGCAGAAGGCGTGAACTCCTTGTATTCTTTCATTCTGCCTGCCACCTTCTGAAATAGCTCCTTTGACACAATCCCCTCATGAGTATCGGCAACCACAATCCAATCGGATTTGATTTTCTTTACGCTGTGCCAGTGCCCAACCATATCTCGCTCACGCTTACCGTATACGCATTTGCCGATATAGCGTTCGTCACGAAGGATTTTGAAGATGTTCCTCTGTGTCCAAAAGTTTTCCTCGTGAATGCTCGGCCAACGGTCACGGGAGCACCCCGCCGCCCTTTTGTACAGCATCGGGGTGGGCACACTCTCACGGTTGAACTTTGCGGCAATCTCTGTCGGTCTTACTCCGTCTGCTGTCATGGTAAAAATCAGCCTTACAATGTTCGCCGCTTCTTCATCAATGATGAGGCGGTTTTTATCGTCCGGGTCTTTTACATAACCATAAGGTGCAAAGGGACTAAGAAATAAGCCTTTTTCAGCTCGCATACGCTTGGCGTTCTTTACCTTGCTGGATAGCTCACGGCTGTACAGGTCATAGATCAGCGTTTTGAAGGAAGTGTCCAGGCTATCAATGTCCTGCGGTCTGGAGCTGTCAAAGCTGTCATTGACGGCAATGAAGCGAACACCCATAAACGGAAATACACGGCTGATGTAGTTGCCGACCACGAGATAATCACGACCAAAACGGGATAAGTCTTTGACGATGATACATTGTATCTGTCCTTGCTTTACCTGTTCCATCATTCGCAGAAAATCGGGTCTTTCAAAGTTTTTGCCACTCCAGCCGTCATCACAAAACTCGGAGATTTCCCAACCCCGGAACTCGGAATGACTGCTGATGAAATTCTGCAACAAACCACGCTGATTGGATATACTCTCTGATTCCGATTTGTCGGTATTTTTTAGGTCTACATCCTCGCTGGACAGGCGAAGATACATCGCTACTCTCATACAGTAGCCCTCCCTTCAATGAATCTTGATAGTGCTATATATTCATCTCGATAACGCAGACGAATATCAATATTTTTGTCGGCATCCACATAGATGCGTTCCACAAGTGCCGCTGCCATTTCTTTTGTGAGTGTGTCCGTTCCCATGAAAGAACGAAACTCTGTAATAAATCGGTTCTCGGTAGTGTAGACTTTGCTTTCTCTCTGTTCCTGCTCCAAAACGGCAATTAGCCTTTCGGCTTCCTCAGCTTCAGCTTTGTACCTTGCTTTGAGGGTTACATATTCTTGCTCGGTCATAAGCTGTTCCACATAGTTCTGATACAGGCTGTCATAGAGAGAATGGGTACGCTTTAGAGTACGCCTTGCCATTTCCAACTTTGCTGTGGAATCGGAACGCTGACGGCGGTAGTCCGGTTGTGCGTTCAGCTTCTTCACCACCGCTTCCATATCCGCAGCTATATCTATCTGTGACTGTATGGCCGTAAAGAGCACCTCATTCAGTTCATCCTCACGGATGCTCACAAAGGAGCAGCGGGCAGGGTCATCAGCATGACCGGGGCAGATATAGGTGTACCACAGCTTTTTCCCGTGGCTTACATTCTTGTATCGAACCATCGGTCTTTGGCAGTTCGGACACCATACAAGCCCTTGCAGAATATTCTCAGTGTGTTCCAGATGTGAGAACTTTCCAAGGCGGTCGTTGTATTCCCTCTTTTTTTGATATGCAATTTTCTGAACCGTCTCAAAGGTTTCTTCATCAATAATCGGTTCGTGGGTATTTCGGACGATAATCCAGTCGGCTTCGTCCACATAGGTCTGTCGTTTACCCTCATAAAAGGACTGCCTTTTGCGCCCTTGAACCATGTGACCTATGTAAACTGGATGTGCTAAAATACTCTTAATAATCTGTGTATGCCACAGCACACCCTTGTATTTTTCTGTCTTGACCTCGCCGGTTTCGTAGAGATAAGCCGAGGGAGAAAGAATACCGGCATCGTTGAGCCGTCTGCCTATCTGTACCACGCTGATGCCCTCACAACGCAAGCGGAATATCTGCTGTACGACGGGAGCTGTTTCCTCGTTAATAACAAGGTGGTGCTTATTGTCGGGATCTTTGCGGTATCCATACGGTGCCCAAGCACCGATGAACTCGCCGTTTTGCTGCTTTACATGAAGTGCAGATGCAGATTTTTTAGAAATATCTTTGCTATAAACCTCGTTGATAAGGTTTTTGAGAGGCACAATATACCCATCCTGCGTCCGTTCTGCCGTCAGCGTATCGAAATTGTCATTGACGGCGATGAATCGAACACCGAGAAACGGAAAGATACGCTCAAGGTAATTGCCGGTTTCCTTGTAGTTGCGACCGAAACGGGATAAGTCTTTCACTACGATGCAATCAATACGGCCTCTGCGGACCTCATCCATCATTTTCTCAAACTGAGGACGGTCAAAGTCCGTGCCGGTTCGCCCGTTGTCACAGAACAGAGAAACAAGCTCCATATCGCCCTTGCTTTCAATAAAAGAGGTCAGCAGCGCCTTTTGCCCCTCAATAGTATCTGTACCGGGCTTTCCGCTGTCTTCTACGGACAGGCGAACATAGGCGGCTGTTTTGTATATTCTCTTTTCCGGTGCGGGAGCCGCCACCTCCTGCACAAGCGGATTTGTCTTTCGTTTTGTCCTCGCCATTTATACTACCTCCTGCAGCCTTGCACTCCTAAGAATATCAAGCTGCCAAGCAAACTCATCCTGCCAGCGATAAATGATTTCCACCACATCATCGCTGTGTATCAAGATTTTATCTATCAGTGCAACCACCACGGCACGGTCAAGAGCCGTCAATCCTTGCCGTTTGATGAACTCATCCGTCCACGCATTTTCCGTACCATGATTTTGAATATCGGTAAGGCTTTCTCTGAGAGCGTCCATCTGCTTTTCAGTTTCATCGGCACGGATGGCAAAGCTTTGTTTCAGCCGTGCATATTCCTCACGGTCGATAATACCGTCCGTAAGGTTTTCATACAGCGACATCAGCAGTTTTTGGAGTTTCTCATATTCCTCGTGCTTTTTGTCAAGCTGCCTTTGAACCTTTTGAGCCTGTGCGGTACGAAGCGGAGCTGTGTCGGTAATCTCTATCAGCTCGCTCATATCCACTACCTCACGGATGTGCTGTTTTAAGCTGTCCAGCACGATTCCCTCAAGGACAGTATCTCTCATTCGATGGGGAGAGCAGCTTTTGTCTTGCTTATGGGCAGAGCAAACATAATAACATATTTCTTG